CAAGGAGGCCCGCCGTGACTGACGACATCGTGACCCGCCTGCGGCGTTGGGGTGACACCGTTGGCTCGTTCGGCATGATGCGTGCGCTGCATTACCAAGCCGCCGACGAGATCGAACGGCTGCGCGCCGCTGGCGATGCGCTTGCGACCGTCATGCAGTCAGGCTCTGACGCTGGCTGGGATGCCGCCATCGACGCATGGCAGGAGGCCCGACATGGCTGACAAGAAACTTCCAGAACAACTGAGCCTGTTTGACGACCTACCAGACTGGCCCGGTAACACACCCCCTAAGAACAGGGTGTCTGACCGTAAGGTAAAGAACACTCCAACCGATTCACTGAACGGAGCAAGGGGTAAGGTGTATCGTATACAAGGAGAGGACAAGGAGTTCTTCACCATCGGTGAACTGGCTCGCGCCCTCAACCGCAAGGCGGTGACTATAAGGTCATGGGAGCAGCGCGGTTGGCTACCCAAGGTCAAGTACCGCACACCCGCCCCCGCTGGGGAACAAATCCCCGGAAAACCTTCCAAAGGTCGTAGACTTTACAGCAGGTCTCAGGTAGGGTTCCTACTTGAGGCGGTCACCAAGTTCAACTTGGACCACTCCAAACTGGCCAACTGGTCAGGCTTCCAGAAACACATCAGGGCCAACTGGCCCGCAGACTAAACACACACACGAAAGAGGTCCTAAATGGGACGTTACGACGACGACATTGACGAAGTTGACGAGACCGCCGCTGAGCAGTCAGCGGTTCTCACTCAGAACCACCCCTCCACTACACGTGTCATCAAGCGTGGGTGGGGTGCCGCTGACAAGGTGAAGAACGCTGACTCAGCCTTCGCCCAGCGGCTCAAGGTTGACGAAGACCCAACCATCATCAAGTTCTTGGAGGATGAGCCATACGCCTCCTTCCGTCAGCACTGGGTTGAGCGGCAGGGGCAGAAGTCGTTCACCTGCATCGCAGACCTTGACCCAAAGGGTTGCCCTCTGTGCGACGCTGGCAACCGCCCCGCTACGCGGTTCGCTTTCAACGTCGTGATGATGGAACCCGACACCGACCCTGCGGTGAAGTCCTACGAAGTAGGCCCTCGGGTCATCGACCAGTTGAAGAACTTCCACACCAACCCCAATCAGGGTCCGCTGTCGAAGCACTACTGGGCTGTGTCCCGCACCGGCAAGGGCACCACGTCGGCCACCAACCATCAGGTTGTGAAAGAGCGTGACCTCGCAGACGACTGGTACGGCATCCACCCTCTCACCGACGCTGACCTGCGTGACTTCCGCAGCAGGGCATACACTCCTGAGATCATTCAGATTCCAGACCGCAAGACCTTGCAGAGCATTGCGATTGAGGACTTGGACGACTGAGCCGTGGGTTCAGATCGTCACGTTGTGGGGGGCCGTGAGGCCCCCCACATTGTCTTTACAGAGGAAGAACTCAAGTCGGTAGTCGATGAGGCTCTTTCGGCGGGAGTGTTCTGCTTCGACGTTGAGACACGGGGTGTGGTCGACAGGCACCCCGATGTTCTGGCGCTGATCGAATCTGAGTGGGAAGCGCACGCCGCTACCCTCAAGGCTAAGAACGAAGATATCCTTAGGCGTTCTAAGGAATCCATAGTCGGTCGTTGGCGCAAGACGTTAGCCCTTGACCCCCTCCGCAACGAGGTCATCTGGCTTGGCATCGCCACTACGTCGAAGTCGTGGGTCATTCCGATGGGTCACCCCAACGGTGAGGTCATCCACCCTGCCCTCACAGGTGACGGGTCGACTACACCGCCTCCCGGCTACCGGAAGATTCTCAAGAACGGCGAGGAATCAATGGCTAAGGCTAAGTTCTTCAAACCAGCCGTATTCTCCCCTGCCCCAGCGCAACTGCCGAAGTCGGTGGTCTTCAAAGCCCTAGAGCCGCTCCTTTTTAGTGATGCTGTAAAGGTGGGCCACAACGTCAAGTTCGACGCGCGTTCCGTCCGCAAGTACTTCGATGGTCGGCTTCCCCTTGGGCCGTTCGCTGACACGATGATTGCCCAGCACATCGTGAACGAGAATCTAACCTCGTACAGCCTTGATAACCTTATTGGTACTAACTTCAATGAGTTCGACCCCTACAACGTAGGTGGGAAACTAGGCGCAGTCATCACAGAAGTACCGTTCTCTGCGGCTGCTAGATATCTGCACCTTGACGTTCGGTGGACTTGGCTTCTGTACAACAAGTTGTACCGGAAGATAAAAGCCAACACCGACTTGCTCGCCTGCTTCTATCAGGACATGGATGTACTGCGAGTCCTCATGGACATGGAGGACACAGGTATCCCCGTGAACCAACGGGCCATGAAGTCTCTTGGCAAGTCACTTGACCTGCGCCTCAACGAACTCCTGCTTGACATGTACCAGTACGCCCCACCGGGGTTCAACCCCGGCAGCACGAAGCACAAGCAAGAGTTGCTGTTCAAGGGTAAGCGCGAGGGTGGCTTAGGTTTGAAGCCGTCTAAGACGACTGGCACTGGGGCTGCGTCCGTGGACGAGGAGACTCTGAAGAAGTTGGAGTCGAAGCATCCCGTTATCCCGATGCTGTTGGAGTGGTCGGAGACAAAGAAACTTGTGTCAACATATGTTGACGGGCTTCTGCCCCAGTTGGTGAGGGGGCGTCTGCACCCATCGTTCCATCTCCACCGCACAGCGACAGGGCGTCTTAGTTCCTCTAATCCCAACCTGCAAAACATTCCTAGAGATAGCAGCGTCCGTAGCCTCTTCGTGGCCCCCGATGGGTACGAACTGTTGGTCGCTGACTACGACCAAATCGAACTGCGTGTCATGTGCATGTTCTCCCACGATAAGAAGATGAGTGACTTCTTCCTGTCCAACGAGGACATCCACTCCGGTGCTGCGGCCCTGTGCTTGAATAAGCCCGTGTCCGAAGTGACCCCAGAGGAACGACAACTGGGCAAGGGTGTCAACTTCCTCACCGCTTACGGCGGTGGCTATCAGAAGTTGGCCCGCACCACGGGAATCCCCGAAGACCACGCCAAGCATGTCATCGACCAGTACTACCGGCAGTTCTCAGGTATCACCAAATGGAAGCAGGCGGTGGTAGCAGAGGGGCGTAGGTTCGGGTATGTGACCACCATGTCAGGCCGTCGTCGTCGGTTACCTGACCTGCTCTCGTCCGACAAGGGCGACAAGTCTCGCGCAGAGCGTCAGGCAGTCAACGCTGTGGTGCAGGGGTCAGCAGCGGATATCTGTAAGCAGGCTATGGTTGACTGTGCTGAAGCCTTCCGTGACTCCAACGCTCAACTGCTGGTGCAAGTCCATGACGAACTCGTCGTAGCAGTTCCAGCAGGGGAGGCTGCCGAGATGCGTAGCATTCTTATGACCGCTATGGGCGACGGCAGAGTGTATGATGGAATCCCCCTGAAAGTTTCATGCCACTCAGCCCTTAGTTGGGCAGAAGCAAAGGGTAAATGATGAACGAGGCAGTATCCAAGCGCAACTTCTTTCTGATGCTCTCAGTATTGGGGGGACAGAAACTGGCGGCAGACGCCGGTTTCTCCCTCCCTTCTGAGGACGTTCAGCGCATCGAACTTCTTGACGTGTTCAAGAAGTGGATGATAATGTCGGGCACCGGCATTACCGAAGTGATAAAAGAGTGCGCCTCTTGGGCGGTAGAACTTAACGAGATATCAGGTGACATGTCATCTGAGGAGTTTAGTGACACCGTTGAGGCACTTGTCTCCTTTAGTGTTGCCCTTATCTCGTACTTCCTTGATTCGGGTACATTGAAACTTGGGGACTCCGTTGATATCTCTGAAGAGATGTCGGAGAAGTTCATACGGGAAATGTTCAAGTCAATCATTGAGGATTTAGATGAGTAGTGATTGGTGGTCACGGAAACTAAGCAACCAGCCTGCACCGGCTCGCCCCAGCCTGCCTCCGGTTCAAGCCCCCATTCGGTTTCCAGCCCAACCCAACTCGCCCACACTTACTCCCGCTGCTCAGAACACCCACGTGCTTGACCCCTCCAAGAACGCCACCGAGCAGATATCAATGGGGGATGCCATTCACCTGTGGAAAGGCGGGGAGGCTGCAAGGACAGAGGGTGGGCTTTCGTGCCCCTCCTGTGGCAGTCACCTCGTCTTCACTCGCGGCAACAACCGCGTGAACGGCGCACAACCAGCCCCTCGTTGTTTCTCCTGCGGATACAACGGGTCGTACTCTCAGGGAGAACAGTCCAACTGGACTGCATAACAAAGGAACAACATGTCTAAGGTTGATCAGCGCGAGTCGCTGGCTTCTATCATCGCTTCTATCAATAAGAAGTACGGCGATGACATCATCATCCAAGGTAGTCAGGTTCGGGAAGAACTCCCACGTATTACCACGGGCGTACTAGCGTTCGACCTGATGCTTGGTGGTGGATGGCCCACTAACCAGTGGTCAGAGATAATCGGAAACGAAAGCAGCGGTAAGACTGCTCTCGCTTATCGAACCATCGCTGCCAACCAAGCGCTTGACCCTGAGTGGATTGCCATGTGGGTAGCCGCTGAAGAGTTCGTCCCCGACTACGCCCAGTCCATCGGGGTAGACCTTGACCGCCTGTGGGTGGTGGAGTCCAACGTGATGGAACACGCATACGACCTAGTGCTGCGTGCTCTGGACAACCGAGCCGTGGACTGTATCGTTATCGACTCACTGCCCGCCCTCGTCCCCGGCGACGAGGCAGAGAAGGCTATGGACGAGTTCACCATGGGCTTAGGCGCTCGCCTCACTGGCAAGTTCCTGCGCAAGTCCTCCAAGTCACAGCGCCGGTCGATGGTGAACGATGACCGTGGCTGCACCGGCCTCATCATCAACCAGTGGCGTGAGAAGATTGGCGTTACCTATGGTGACCCCCGTACTACTCCCGGTGGTAAGGCCAAGAACTTCCACTACTTCGCACGCGTAGAGGTTGCTCGCGACGAGTGGATCAAGGACAAGGACGAAGCAATCGGCCAGACCATAAGGGCGCGCACCATCAAGAACAAGACGTACCGCCCACAGCAGACGGCCCAAGTCGACTTCTACTTTGCCAACGCCCGAGGGTTCAATCTAGGGGAGTTCGACACGGTGAAGGATGTAGTGAACATCTGCATCTCCATTGATATCATCACCCGCGCTGGTGCTTTCTACTCCTTCAACGGCCAGAAGTGGCAGGGTAAGGAAGCACTTGTGCAGGGAGTCCGAGAGGACTTGGACTTGCAGAATGATCTCAAGAAGATTGCTACGGATTACTTTCTCAAAACCACAAACTGATAGGAACACAACATGGAAACCCCTACTAAGACAGCACAAGAACTGTGGATCACGCGGGTTATAAACGGCACGTGGACTCCCGAGTACCTCGTCCCCGAGATGCAGCAGGCTGCAAAGTCCGCCGCCGCGGCTGTTGCTGAGTACAAGCGCGCCATAAGTGGATCATAAGAGCATTATGAAAGCCTCCCGTAAGCAGGAGGCTAGGTCTGCTGATACCTACAAGGGAAGCAGGAACGCAGGGTCTGGCTCTGGCTGGATGCGGAAGAACGATGTTCGGTCTCAGGACTTCCTCATAGAGAATAAGTTGACGAACAACGCCAAGTCCTATACGGTGAAGTTCACCGACCTGCGTGACCTCACGGTCAAGGCCGTGCTAGAAGATAGAACACCTGTTCTACAGTTTGACTTGGGCGGTAAGCGCTACGTCATTCTTAACGAAGACGATTTCTTGGAGATGATTAGTGACTGATACCCCTTGGTATCTCAAGAACTACCGCCAGTCCCTGCTGGGTAAGACTGGTCGGATTCTGCCCAAAGTTGAGTTGGCCCTTGTCAAGAAAGTTGAAGCCCGCAATGCACTACGGGATACCCAACACCTTCACCCCAGCGAGATAAGCAAGAAGGACTGGTGTCCGAGGGCGTCGTGGTACACCATCACAGGTGCTCCCAAGGCTGCTGAATCCTTTGCTTTCAACCGCCTCAACATCTTTGAGGAAGGCAACGCCATCCACAGCA